GGATGCAGCAGATGACGCCATCTCTACACTTGTGTCAAATGCGAGACAGTTAATCTTAAATTTTGGTCCCAATGCTGCGAATACGGCTGGCGATTTTCACTATCTCCACTGGACTGCTGATGATGAGTTGTAACTAGCGCCGGAGTCGATGTTTGCGTATAATCACGAACTAAATGGAGGGTCGAGCTATGAATGTCGCGTTGCTAATGATGACGTTGTTAATTGGGTGGATGATCCCGTCGCCGCTACTAGCGGCGACGCTGACGCTCCATAACGCAATTACCGATAACGCTACTGGCGGGAATGTTTCAGTTGCAGACCGTGGGGCCGTTGGGCTTTCTATTACTGTTAGCGGTACAGCAACAGTGACGCCCAAAGGATCTGCCGATGGTGGGGTAACATGGAATGCGATTGGTTGCACCGCTTTTGGTTCAACCACACTGGTTACGTCAATGACAGCGACGGGGCAGTACCAATGTTCAGTTGGAGGGCTAACGCACTTTCAGGCTCCTGTCAGTGGGTGTTCCGGCTGCACAGTCACGGTTATTGTGAATACATCTCTTGCGAGCCTTGGCGGTGCCGGTGGTGGCGGCGGCGGCGGCGGTGAAGTCACCAATGCGGGCACCTTTGCCGTGCAGGTAGATGGCGCAGCCCTGACCGCGCTGCAACTGATCGACAATATCGTCAACACTATTGGTTCGACCACGAGTGGTCAGTCCGGTGTGCTGGGCCTGTGTGCCGTGACGACCTCCGCGCCGACCTACACAACGGCACAAAGTCATCCATGCTCGCTGCAAACGGACGGGTCTGCGAGAGTCGCCGTGACAAACACCGTGACGGTGGGTTCCCATGCTGTGACCAACGCCGGAACATTCGTCGTGCAAGAAAACGGTGCAGCCCTGACCGCGCTGCAACTCATTGACAATCTATCCCTTGCACAGGGCGCGGCGACCTCTGGACAATATGGCGCGTTAGTCCAGGGCGCGGTGACGACTTCGGCCCCAACGTATACGACCGGCAACACAAATCCGCTCTCGCTGCAAACGGATGGCTCGTTGCGCGTCTCCGTGACCAATGGCTCAGGGACCGTAACGGAAGACGGCGATATCCCCGCATCAACCGCGAGTATCGCACAGACTGCCAGCGTGGAGTATTGTGCGACTGTGGCGCATGGGAGCAACCCAACCGCTGTGGCGGCGGCTGGACGGGCAGGGAATAAGTGTAACCGCGCCGGTATCCCCTTCGTGATTGGGGGACATCCGAACATCGTTCGCAATACATTCACAGTAGCCGCAGCCGATGGGACTAGGACAGATATTAGCTTAACTGGGACTATCGGGGCTGGTACAAAGGTGGTTGTAACTGAGTTTTCGACTAAGGTTAGCCCAAACAATTCTGCTGCCGTGACATTCAGGGCTGGATGTGGAGCCACGAATACCCCAGCGGCATCATTGACAGGAGCCAACCTGATCACCGATGCAACTTATCCCGCTTCATCTTACGGAGGAGAGAGATTTGGCGATGGCGCAGGCATTGTGATGGTGTGCGGTGATGGCGAAGAAGTGCGCTATACCTCCAGTGCGGCCACTGGTGGACACCTCTACATCGTTATTTCGTACTACACCATTGAATCGTAAGGAGCGGTATATGAAGCAATTACGCGCACTCGCTGTACTCGTACTATCTCTCGCGGTCGGCGGCCCAGCCTACGCGCAAAACGTCGTGGAGTCGATTGGCTGGCTTCCGGCGAACCCTTCTATCGGCACTGGCACGCAGATCATGAATGCCGCTGGCGCTTGGCCTGCGTTTGCCATTGGGCCAGCGAAAACCAAAACGATCAATGAGTTTCGGGCGTATCTCCATGCGGCCCCTACAGGTACGCTGGCTGAGTCGGAAGTGACCTTGGATATTTATTCCACGACAGGCATTAATCCCAACGCCTCAGTTGCGGGGCCGTATGGTGAATCGGATAGTAGCGGCAACATTACCACGCTGCGGTGGTTGTCGTGGGCACCGTCCTACGCGATGACCAGCGGCGTGCAATATTGGGCCGTCATTAAAAACACTAACGCCACGCAAGCCTCGAATTACCCCACCATCCGCTATACGGCGACTGATTCAGTCCCGAAAAACGGGGGCAGCACCAGTGCCTCTTACGGTAACGGGCATAAGACCGGCACAACGGATAGCGGGACTAACTGGGCGACCGGCGAAGTGATCCGCATGGGCGGCTATCGCATCGGCTACACTGACGGCTCCTATGAGGGCTGGCCGATTGAGAATCTGACAGCCAGTGCACAGAATGATTCGGTGTTCAACAGCAGTAAATACGGGGTCGAGTTCACAACTCCTGCGGTCAAGATCAAAACCCTTGGCGCGACGATGTACGTTGCCAAAACAGGGACGCCCACACCAACGGCGAATGGTTTTTACTATGAGTTATATAGCGGCTCCACGCTGCTCGCCACGTCCTACAAAATCGAAGAACCCGCTGTCCCGACGACCGGCAATGGGTACCAGGCGATCACCTTGTACTGGGACGATGGCGCACATGAAATCAATGCCAGCACGTCGTTGCGGCTGGTGATGGTGGGGGCCACGAACGCCACGAATGCGAACTGCTATCGAACCTACGAATACCAGTGGGATAGCGACAGCAACTCACAAGCCCTGAAACCCTATGGGGCATCGAGAATCCTCTACCAGAGCGGTGCATGGGGATCTGCAACCACAACTATTGTGATCCCCTTCCAGCTTGAACTTGACCCGACGACGCCGTTCCCTGCGACCACGAGCGGATCGGTGGGCATCATTGGAGGGTAGTATGCGGCACGTTCTAGCGGGGTTCCTTGCGGCAATCATGTGGGTTAGCACTGGCACGCCAGCGCACGCGATCACCAGCTTTCTCTGGGAGGGCGAAACCAGCGCACAACACACCGATTGCCAAGGGGCGGGGAACTGCGAGTTCTACGGATATGCGGCTGAAAACGATGTAGACACCTGGGCAAATCTCGGTGCGGCGTGGAGCATTACGCTGCCCGCCCTGACGGGTGGTGGGAGCTACGCGACCTCGCTCGAAACGGTCTATCCCCCATCTCCAGCCAACTATTCAGCCAGTGCTCAATGGTACTTCTCCCCCAGCTCTGCCCCGTCAGAGGTCTGGGTGAGGATGTATTTCTACATGCCGTCAGGGTTTGCCACGCCTGATTGGGGGACCGGCAACGGGTTCAAGTTCCTCCGTATCATGTCCAACCTTGGCAATAGCAGCAACGGGATCAATAGCGGCGGAGATATGGTCCTGATGCTGGCTACCTCAAGCGGTGCACTCAAGTTCAAAACGAATGCTGCCGGAGTTACCTATGGCACGTTGTACCCATCGGCAGGCATCTCGCGGGATGCGTGGCATTATCTAGAAGTCCATGCCGAGGTTAATTTTGCAGGCAATGACACGATTGAAGTGTGGGTTGATAAAAACCCTAGTACGGACCCAGCAGATTACACCAAAACAGATGCCGATATTTTCGCGGCCCCTGCGACGGTCACGAACGCGGTGAACAATGGAAGTGGCTTGATCCGCATTACGACCAGTGGGGCGGGTGGGTATGGACTCGGCTCTGGGACGGGAAATTCCGTGACGGTTTCAGGCGTAACGGGAACCACAGAGGCAAACGGTACCTGGACGGTCACGAAAATCGACAACACCACACACGATTTGCAGGGGTCCACGTTCACGAATGCCTACGTGAGTGGGGGCCAGGCAGTCGATAACTCTGTGAAGTGGTCCTACATCGTCATGAACGAGAATTGGTCCACGAATGCCACGGCGACCGGCGCGTATTTTGCTGATGGGCTTGCGATGAGTTCGACCGGCATCATCGGAGATACGTATGGATTGCTGACTCCGTTCACCCCGACCTATTATGGGCGTATTGGCACATTATTCCCAAAGCAATAAGGAGCCTCTATGACACGAGTAGCATTGGGCATGGTCCTGGCGGTGCTGGTGGCGGGAGTGGCGCATGCAGAGCAGGCCCAGCAGCAGTCGGCAAATTGCACGGTTGAAGAGATCAATTTGCAGATGGTGGAGCGTGACCGTAAAGCCGACGAGCGGAAGATTGCTGCGCTAGGGGCGCAGTTGCAGGATGCGTATAAGCGCATTACGGAGTTGGAGAAGAAGGTAGCCGAATCGAAGCCGAAAGACGAGAAGAAGGGGGAGTAGTGGATTACGAAGCGCAGCTTATTCTGCATGAAGGCTCTCGCAATCTGCCCTATATTGACACGAATGGTATCCAGACCATCGGCATCGGGCACAACCTGCATAAGCCACTATCTGATCGGGCGATTTTGCAGATTTTCCATGATGACCTGGCTGACGCGAAGAATGATTGTCTCCACGCCTTCCCATTCTTTTCAGAACTGACCGAGGCGCGGCAATGGGTACTCATCAACATGTGCTTTAATTTGGGTCTTGCTGGGTTGCAGCGGTTCACACGGTTCTTGAAAGCGGTGGAACTGGGCGACTATGAGACAGCCGCGAATGAGATGCTGGACTCACTGTGGGCCAAGCAGGTGAAGATACGGGCGCGAGAGTTGGCGCAGCAGATGCGCGGGAGCGAGGCGGTGTGAAACTCTTTCAATGCAAGCTCTGCAAGAAGATGATCCGGCATGATGACATGAACAATCATGTGTTGCACTTCTGCCCCAAGAGGCAGAAATAGTGAGAGGGGAATTATGGGGGCTACGCTATGTCGCACGAGCCGGTCGATGAAAGCCGTGAAACTGGTCCCACCTGGCGATGGATTGCTCTGGGGGCTTGCGCTCTTGTCGTGTCTGTTGGGGGGCTGGCTATTGGGTTATGGAGCGAGTCCCTCGATCAGAGATTGGCGGACATCAGGAATACCCAGCAAGCTCAATGGCGTATCCTCGGTGAACGATCCAGCCTCGTACCCAGAACTGCCGAGCTGGAAAAGCGAACCGAGGACCAAGAAATCAGACTCCGTGAACTGGAGCGGCGACAGTGGCGCAACGGATGGAAGTAACTAGGAGGGCATGATGGAAGGCGACGACACACACACACAGACAAGGGCCATGCAAGTCTGGACGATGAAGATGCTCTCGGTGTCTGTCACCGGAGGATTCTTTCTCGTCCTACTGGCCCTCATGTTTATTGAGATGCCCACGGCTTCGCATGACGCCATGCTCATGCTGCTAGGGGCGTTGGTCGCTGCACTCA